GGTTTTTCCCCGCGTCTTGTCTGATCGAGTTTGTCCATCACTTTGTGTAGTGTACTCGACTTCGTGGACTTCGATGTTATGTGTTTACATACCGTTATGATATTCTGATTTAAAATTTTTCGGTTAATAAAATTTTGTCTTGGAGTCATTGGTTTGACTGACTTCTGTCGTGGTGTGCCGTGCTTTTGCACGTTGGCTTTTCTTCCGTATTCTATACGAGGTGTTATTATATATATATTTATTATTTAACCCATTGTGTTATAATCTTTTGATGGTATAACAATGGAGTATAATTACTTATGCTGCCAGTTGGCAGATAAAAGCATTAATTGTTGCTGCCCTCGTAACAATGTGAATACATAATAGAGAGGATGTTTCCCGTGCGCCATCATCTATTTTAGAGTAATTAAATGCCTGTTGTAGAGTATATATGGTGATGCTTGCATATGGTAGTGATTTATTATTCGTAGTGCGGGCTTAGGCTATTATGGTTGGGATCATTTGGGTTTGCTACCCTTATTGAGAAAGGTCTAGTCATGGTTTTTGCATTTCCATGCTAATCTAGCGTCGCGTTCTTAACCGACTGGTTATACTATTTGTATATCCAGCGGTGTTAACTTAGAACTGGGGACACCCAAGCCCTTAACGATTAAGGATGAAAAAGGGAGTTTCTTTTATATGGTAAAAAAATATGGAAAAAATTCTAATGCAAATGGTCCTGCGACCGCCGTGTTTCGCAATGCCCCTAAAGAATTAGTCTTTAGGGAGGTGAAGTTAGATCCCTCTGAGCTTGTGAGTAATCGCTTTGGTTGTGCTGCACCTGTGTCGTTTAAAGTGTGTGAAAACTTTTATCGTAGATATGATGTACCTTATTTTTCACCGAATCATGTTTCTGTTAAGTCAGTTAATGATTCTGGTGTTAAAGGTCCTATTCTTGTGTGGAATGGGACGGTGGCTTATTTTGATGTGCGTGATGTTGATAACCATTCTGTGTATAAACAGAAGTTGGTTAAATATTATCGCAAGATTAAGCCTGTGTTGTTTGTTCCGGATAAAGTGTTTGATGCGAATCATTATCAGATTTCTAAGCGTATGCATGTTGTGATGCAAAAACGTTTGGAATTTTCTGATAAGAAGATTCGATCTTATTCCCTTAAAGATAAACAACGGTTTCTTAAGTTTGTTTCTAGTGTGACTAAACGCACTAGGAATCTTGAACTTGAGCGTTTGTTGGTGAGTTTTGGTGTTGGACGTGAGGATATCATTATACGTGACGGTAAATATTTGCTTGGTCCAGGTGTTGAATTTGATGGTGACCAAGAGAAAGTTGAATTTCTTACTGGCCTTGAACGTGTTAATGAGATTGCGCCAGCTGGGGATCAGAATGGTCAGTGTTATAAGACTTATGCTGAAGCATATGCTGTTCTTCCGCCTCCCCCTCCTCCTTCTAGGCCTCCGCCTAGCGTGCCAAGGGTTGGTTTTGATTTTGCTAATTATGAGCAGTCAAAACCTTTTTTGACTCGTGTTAATGATAAGATTAATTGGGATGATGGTAATATATTTGGTTTGGCAACCTTGATGGGGTTGCCTGTTTGCCTCCAATTAAGTGATTTATATGAGTTACTTTTGGTTAAGGTGCCTGGTTTGTATGCCTCGGCGATTGATGGTTCTATGCGTGGCTATACTTACCATGTCCTACAGATATTTAATATTGTAGGGCGATTGTGTGGTATGGATTATCACCATGTTGGTAGTTTTATTGGCCAATTTATTAATGATTTAAGTAATTTTGTAATATTTGGTGTTTATCATTTAATAGCTGAATTGGTTGATATGTGTGGATTTAAATATATCCGAGTTGGTGCTATTCGTAAGTTATATGATGGTGCTGACTTGGTTTTCTCCACTTGTGGAAATTGGTTGGATGCCTTGATTAGTAGATGGGAAGATGATCCTGTTGATAATGGTGTTACCCAAGTTAGCTCTGTTGGAGCTATCACCTCCATTATTGGAAAGGTTTTGAAGATGATTGCACCGACAACATTTGATGGTTTTGTTAGTAGTTCATTCTTTGAGCGTTTGAACAATCTAACTGCTACTGTTATGTTGGCACCATTTACTTATTTGGTGCCTGGTTTTGAGTTTAAGAGATTGGAATCTTGGATGCGTGAGAAGCATTTTGATTTGTCATCTATTGACTCGACAGTGGCTTTGGTTTGTGATTTCTTTTTGAATATTTTACCTGCTGCTATGACCGGTGACTGGTCAGCTACTAAACGTGGTGTTGAGTTAGATGGTTGGACACTTAAGTGTAATCGTTTGATGACGATTTCAAGTGTTGCAACTGCCCGGCAATATGCTGCGGATTACCACAAAACAAATTATAGTTGTTTGTTGTGGGATCTTGGTTTTGTTGAGTCTGATATTAGATCTTGCCTTATTGAAGGTAAGAAATTGCAGGGGATTGTTTATGGTGAACGTAATCCTGCTGCAAAAATTGTTGTTGATAGAAATATCGCTTCTTTGATTGCTTTGCAAGCTTTGGTTTCTAGTTATAATAGTCAGGCAAAGTTGAAACCTGCACCATTTTGTGTTCAGGTTTATGGAAAACCTGGGTGTGGCAAAACCTGGCTTGTTGAGCAGGTCTTGCGTGTTATTGGTGTTGTTATGGATTTTGATGGTGATCCTGCTTTGGAAGCATGGAATATGAACTATGAGAAGTTTGAAACTAGTTATAATGGTCAGCCTTTTATGAGGTTGGACGATTGGTGTCAGTATGATCCCGATGATTTGGATCTTACAACACGCCAAGCTGTTTTTGCTAGACAGACCAATACCCCTTATATTAGTCCACAGGCTAGTGTTGAAAATAAGGGGGTTGTTATTGATCGTGTGCGTGCTATTGTTTGTGGTAGCAATCAAGTTGATATGAATTTGCGTGGTATGCAGGTGGATATGACGGCAATGTTGCGCCGTTGGCCCATTCGTATAACTGTTTTGAAATATGAACCAGCTGAAGGTGCTGACCAGCGAAATGCGTATAAATTAGATCTTCATTGGCGCCATATTGTTAATGGTGCCCTTGTTGAAGATCTTTTAGCGCATGACGTTGGTTGGAGTGCAATTGCTGGAGTTTTACAGATTAAATGTAAAGAATTTTGTGATGAGCAAAAACGTTATATTGATTCTGTTACTGGTTTTCAATTGCGTTGCACACATCATAAGTTGACTGAGTATTGCCAGATTTGTGTTGATGATGCTATTTTGAATATTGATGTTCCTGGTACTGCTTGGTTGAGAGCGTTATATTGCCAGGAGAATTGTGATCAGTGTCGTCTTGAACCACATGTTTTACATGCCAGGCCTGGTTATCGTTCATCTGTTGTTGAACGAACGTACCATCAGTTGGTTCGTGCTGATCATGGTGGTAATTTGTTATTTTATCTTGGTGACATATTTTATGATAGGATTATGTCGCCAGATAGGAGATGGCTTATGTTGTGGTCTTGTGGTTTTGTGCCTCTTATTGAGGAAGTGTGTGTTCGTAATTTTATATACCAGTTTATTTATTGCTGTTTTGGTGATCGTTTTAATTATTTATTATCAGGTTTGCTATTTTCTTTTCTTGAGTTAATGGCTAGATTTGTGTTGATTCCTGATATTTCGTGGACATGTATTTTAATTTGTGCATTGCATATTTATTTATCATTTCAATATTTATTTGTTAGATTATTTTTGCATGTTTGTTATAATATGTATGTGTATAGTTTTGTGAATGAGCCACCACCTATCCCTGTTTACGCAATTTCTTTTTATGATTGCGTTGTTAGTTTCATTATCAGGTGTAGATGGTCTTATTATTTATTTGCTGTTCCGGTGAGTGTTATTCCAACAGATGTTTCAGAGAGGTTACATCGTCGTTGGTTGGAAGGAATTCACTTGATAGCTACGGATTATGTTTCATCTAATGTTTCATGGTTGGTTAGCCATTTCTCTATGACTCTTGGTATGGGTATAGGTGGAATGGCTGTTGCCTGTTTGTATGCTTTGTCGAAAGGTACTTACAAGGTTTCTAGTGTGGTTATGGGTGAGACTCCCACTACTGCTGATTTGTCTGTTGATGATAAGATAAAACTTATCCTAAAACCGATTGTTTCTGAACCTATGACTTGTAATGTCACTGGTGTTCAGAAGAATATGGCTATTGGATCGAAATTACCAAATACTGGATCTAGTTCTGATTTGGTTACTAGGTTGATGGATGGTGCCATATCTGTTAGTTTTACTTGTTATGAAGAGAATTTTTCGGGTTGTGGTTATATGTATGGTAATACGTTAATTACGTGCATACATAATGTTGATTCTAATTGGCACAACCGTGAGAGTAGTACCCGTCCTAGGGTGTTGGATTTGCGTTATAAGTATAGAGGCACTGATATGTGTGTTAGTGTTGCTCGTGAGGATTATGCATTTTTTGGAACAGATTTGGCAGTTTTTTATAATATGCCAAATACTGGACCAAATTATTCTATAAATTCGCGAAATTCGAAGTGGAATGTTTTTGTTAAGGAGAATTCCACCATACCTGATGGAGCGTCTTGTTTTGTTATGGCGCCAGGTGTTGGTGGTATTGTTAGATATGACGGTTGTCTTACTTTTGGTGATAATTATGTTGTTCAGGATTACCACCCAGCTAAGGATTTGGCTACATCAACACCCAAGTGGACTATTGTTGGTTTACCTGTTGTACATGGTTGGAGTGGTGCTCCAGTATTTTTGAATATGCCCTCTACAGTTGCATTATTAGGAGTTGTTTATGCTGCTGATGTTGCTAAGAAGGTTGCTTATATTCATACACTCCCTGATGAATTTATTGGAGCTATGTTGATGCCTGATGCCCGGCGTAATGTGTTGATGCCGGTTTTGCCACATCCAGTGGCTGCTGTGGCTGGTCCGATCCAGCCTGGTTCTATATCTAAACATATTGTTGATGATCCAGCTCTTTGTTTTAGAGTATGTGGAAGTGCTCCTGCTGATATGCAGGCTTCTGCCTCGAAGAGTAGGCTAGTTGAGTCTAAGATGGATGTCTTCAATGGTTGTGATGATATTGACCTGGTTGTTCCCGACTTTAGGCCTAAGAAGCATAAGTTAGGTGATGGTTCTACAGGTTGGACTGATTCACATTTGAACTTTCTGTGTAAGTTGTCTAAGAACATGTATTGTACAGATATGCCTCTTATTCGTGCTGCTCAAGCGGATCTTTTAGATGACCTTAAGAAGGTATCTTTGAAGGGTTTGGATAAGATGTATGGTATGCGAGAGGCATTGCATGGGGATGGAAAATTCCTGAAGAGTCTCAATTGGAAAGCTAGTGCTGGTCCAACTTTTAAGGGGAGGAAGAAATCTGAATGTGTGAGCGGTGGAAGCTTAGCACATCCAGATTTGGTTTTGACTGCTGAGGTTGGGGAGAAACTGCGATCTGATTTGGAGGCGATGTTTACGTTTGGAGATGTAACAGAGCCTTTGTATCAGTCTAGTTTGAAAGATGAACCGCTGTCGTCTGAGAAAAATGCCAATAACAAACATAGAATCTTTAATGGTTCTGATATTGTTGATACCTGTCATATAAGGATGGGTTTTGGTGCTTTTTTTGCTTGGTTGCGTGAACATCTCTTTGAGACTGAGTGTGTTGTTGGTATGGATGCTTTAGGTAAGGATTTTGACCGTTTGGCTAAGATATTGATGGCATTTGTTGGTGACTCAAATGGACTGAAGGTGGCTTACATTGATGGGGATTATGTTGGCTTTGAGACACGTAACTACTTGTTGTGTTACGCACTTGAAGTTATTATTTCCCTGTGTGCTTGTGCTGGTTTGCCTGAACCATCTTTGCGTTATATGCGTTTACTTTCACATCGCTTTCACAGTTGGTTGACTGTGTTGCGTGGTGAGTTGTATAATATTACTAACACCACACCTAGTGGTGTTGGTGGTACGGCTTACTTTAATTGTTTAAGTGAATCATTAATGCAGAGGATGGGTTGGCTCCGTTCGGCATTTGTTTACTATCTTGTGAAGGGCAAGAATATGTCCTATGATGAATTGCGGAGGTTGTACCCTTATTCGAAATATAATTGTAACTTTAATTTTGGTGATGATAACATCCGTTCGGTTCGTATTGACGAGCCGTGGATGCATCCTGAAGCTTTGCGGAAGCAGAAGATTTTGTTGGGTTTTGATGAGACGCCAGCAGATAAGTTGGCTCCTGTTATGGAGCTACGTAATCTGTTTGGTGTGTCGATACTTAAACGTAAATTTGTTGTTTCGCCTAGTCTTGGGATTGTTGGTGTTCTTGAACGTAAAAGTCTTTTGAAAAGATTTATGTTCACTGAACGCAATGGTATTGCTGATAGTGTAAAATATGCTAGTATATGTGATTCCTTTGAAAGGGAGGTTGCACGCACGACACTTGAAGAATATAATGTACATATGAATGATCTATTTTTAATGTTGAAGAAGATAGAATTCCATTATGTGCCTATAGGTTTTGGTGTTTTGCAAGAGCGCTATTTATCCTCCTCCGTTGATAACCCATATTCTGTATGGGT